CCATTGTCCACTAAACCATTTTTTAGGTTGGAAAGTTAAACTACCTATCCGTACACCATCAATCCCATAATTTATGGAGTCACTCGACCTATTAAGAGAAACTAACGCAGGAAAGGGCGATGCGCCACAACCTCTTCCTCGCTTTAATTTAGCTCCTTACACGCATCTTGCTATTGAGGAAATAAATGTTGAATCCGAATAAAATACTTAAAGATGATCTTCCTTTAATTGTATTAAGTACGCTCAGTTCAGGGTTTATTGCTATGTGGATTCGATGGAGGACAAAGGCATCATACTCACATATTATGACTATGTTATGGCCTGAAGAGTTCGTCAGCCAGGGCAACACTTTTTCTACTGTTCCTATCAGTAGATATATGATAGAACGAAGTCGGTTGAAGTTCTGGAAGATTAAGGATTTGACTGGAGATGAAACTTATTTAATTTATAAAAGAATCAATACTAGGTTGAAATTGCCTTGGTGGAAAAGACTGTATAACTTTCCAGGAATTTTTGGCCAAATGACAGGCTTGAAACGAATAAATAGCATTTTTGGTTTTCCTTATTGCTCTCAACAAGTCAATCGTGATGTTTTAGATGATATTATTGAAGGTGTTCCTGATAATCCAAGCCCTAAAGATTTGAATGAATTTTTTAAGGAACATCCACGCATGGAAGTCTATGGTAGATGGGCTGCGGATTAATTCCCTCCCCACCATTATAGCAGGGAGGGAAATTTTACTATAACTTTTGAAAATTATCCTTAACCCAATCTTTGATTTCTCTTATAATAGAACTTCTTGCATTTTGGGATAACTCATTTGCTGTGCCAGCTTTCAAAGAATATCCGGCAGTTGCAGAACCAGCGGCACACCCACAAGAGAAAGTCGCTAAAATTAAAATTATTATTGAAAAGTTTCTCATATATTCTCCTTTATTGCTTAAAACTATTTCTTTAATTTACCCCAAACTTCCTTCCAATGAGGAGTTTTTTCCATCATTTCAACTGCTTCAACATACGCGTGTGCAGAAACAATAATTTTACTCATATTATCTAGCTCTTTAATATTTTTCCCGCCGCTTTTAAGTAACTTATCAGCCTTCTTACTCATTTGGTCCCTTTTCTTAAGTAACTGTCTTAGCACTTCTTTATTCCCAAAATGCTTCTGAACAAACTTTACTGCATCATGGGTGTTTTTGAATAGTGGTATTTTCATATTTCCTCCTTAGTTATTTTTTAAATGCTGAATAAATTAAGAATAATATTAAAGTTCCCATAAGGGCAAACGCTACATTAAACCATACCTTAAATATAGCCCACCATAAAAACAGTGAAACAATAAAACAAATTATGAAAACGATTATGTTCATTTTGAATTGTGGCTTGTTTTCCATAGATCCTCCTTTATTAGTTAAAAATATTTACCTCTTTTCTGACCTTCTGTTGATAGGTTGGTCATTAATTAAATCATGGATTTGTTGCTCCTCATTACCGTAAATAATTTCTTCAAGGTTCATGTTTGCTTACCTCCTTTCTATCTACAGTATGGCTCGACTTCTCGAATTGTCAAGCTATTTTAAATAAATAAATAATCTCGAAAGTCCTTGTAAAAATCCGATAGTATGATAATATATAACTGTAAAAAAGGAAAACACGTTGAATATCCCATCACAAAATACTATCTCGACGACAATCAACCAAGAAAAGGAGAATTTATTATGGAAAAGAAACTAACTTTCTCAGTAAAAGAAAGTACCTATAATGATTTTAAATCTGTTGCTGCCAGCGCAGGATTTAAATTTACAGAAATTTCAGAAGAAGTTATGCAAAATGCTATTGCTTATTTGAAAGCTAAAAAGAACAGAAAGAAATAAACAATGGAAAAATTAAAATTTAAAAATATCGATGTTAATGATATATGGGAAGAATATAGAGAAACCCTTCCAGAAGAAAGCGGTATTTACATTTTCTACTTAAAGAATTGTTGCATATATATAGGAAGGTCTAAAAACCTAAAACAAAGAATCTCAACTCATTTACATACAGATAAATATAGCATTATTCATACCATTTTTAGATATTCAAAGAATGATACATTTAAAGTAAAATTTGCATTAGTTAGAAAGAATTTAATATTGAAAACAGAGAGGTACTGTATAAACAAAATGAAACCTGTTTTTAATACTGCTCATAATTGCCCAACCAGTAGGATAGCCTAATGCTAAATTCAGACCAAAATGATTATGATGAAGAACAGTCTATACATGATTTGATAGGTGAAGAATGAAAACCATAACTTTCTCAGCAAGTTGTTTGTTAGGTTCAATCATTGGATGTTTTCTCTTAATATTGTTAGTGTGTTTAGTGGGGTGTGAACCTCAAATCACTTCTGTTGAAAAAATGAAAAAAAAGAAATATATAGAAGGAGCTTTTGATTGTGGGTGTGATGGAGAAAGAGTTTTGTGCCCTAATTATATTCCCAAGAGTTGGGAAGAATTTTGCTTAACTGTATTAAAATACGATAAAGACTTAGTTAAATGACCGAATCCACTAAAGAATACATTGTTATTACTGTAATCGCCATTCTTGTTTTGTGTGGGCTTTTGTTTATATCTAGCTGCGCCATGGCCCAAGAACCCGTCACCGTTGACCTAGAGATAATTAAACAGATTGAAAGCGGAGGCGACCCCCACAGCTATAATAAGGAAAGCGGGGCAACGGGGCTTTACCAAATTACTCAATCAGCATTGGATGATTTTAATAGGTTTTCAAATTATAGACCAACTAAAAACGGAATGGAATATGATTATATTCTATGGGATTTATACAGTCCTTTAAATAGTAGAATAGTTGCATTATGGTACACAGCTTTCCGAATCCCCAACCTCCTTAAACACTTCAAGCATGAAGACACTTTAGAGAATCGTCTTATAGCCTATGCGTGTGGCATAAAATGTTTAGGAAAAAAGTTGAATCGCAAAACTATCAATTACATAAAAAAATATAAGGAGTTACAATGACTAAATATGAAATTATCAGGAAACAATATATAGATATATCCCCAAAAGAATGTGCATTTTCATTTGCTTCTATGGACAGTAACGATCAAGCAACTTTTTTTAATGAAGTGGCGGATTATGTAGAATTGAATTATAAACAACAACTATGTTTCCAGTTTCAGTATGTTACTGATTCACCACTTTTGACGAAGGAAGGACGAGAAGTTATGACGGAAATTGGTAACTATGCCGAAAGAAACAAATGACAATTCTCGAAGAATATTTTACCGCATTGCTAAATAACCAATACTTTATGATTAGTTTTGAAGAAATTATTGACGGACTAATAAATATGGGAGGCAAAGATGGATGATCCAACAGAATACGCAATAAGTCAAATACAGAAATGTTTTAAAGAAGCGAGTGATAGGTTGTGGGAAGAACCTCGGCGTAACACGGAGTCGCCAAGAACCGTTTCTAATATTTGCCTAGACATAACCTCGGAGGAGAACCATGTATGATATTAAATGTCCTTATTGTAACGAAGAAGAAGAAATTAATCATGATGATGGGTATGGGTATGAAGAAGGGAAATTATTTGAACAAGAATGTGGAAGTTGTGAAATGGTATTCTTATATTCTACACATATTAGTTTTGACCACGACGCTTATAAAGCTCCCTGTAAAAATGGGAAACCGCACAAATGGGAACCTTGCTGTGGCTACCCAAAAGGTTATATGGAAAATCGCCATAGATGTTCCTATTGTGATGAAGTTGAAATCATTGATAAAAGTCTTAATTACAATGTGGTTGAAGATTGTTGGAAGCCGAAACTTGAACAACCTATCAATGTAACCTCGGAGTAAAACGAAAGGAGAAAAATTGAAAACCATAAATAAATATGTGAATGAAATAAGCAAAAGAGAGTTTAAAACTCAAGAAGAAGCTATCAAAAGTGAAAAAGTGCAATAAAAAGAAATCAATAAGACACCCTGAATATACTTGTGTGAGGTGTGGTACAGAATTTCAATTAAAAGTTAAGATGTCTGTAAAAAGTTGACTGTGGGAAGAAGAAAAGGAGGAGGGAAATGATTAGATGGATATTAAATGATGAAATGGAATCATCAATTCATCATAGCAAAAAGAAAGCAATTAAAGAATTTTCTCGACTTAAATCAATTAATTATAGAGATATGGATTCTTTAGAATTATTACGACACGATACAAAAATAGATGAATATAGAACTATAACAATCTAATCCAATGACCAAACTCACTTACACAATCATAGGAGGGGGAAAATGGGAGAACAAGCAGATTTATTAATTAATGGAGATTGTTGTGGATTATGTGGATGTAACTTTGAAGATGAAGGCCCTGGGTATCCAAGAATATGTGAGTCTTGTGGAGGGAATGACGGAGACACCCAATGACCGACAACATCGCCTGGGGGAATGAGAATCCTTCAGCACCGTCATGTTATGATGAACATGAGCCAGGATGTATTTGTATAAATTGCCAAATAGAAAGAGAGGATGGGGATTATGAATAAAGCAATAGCAGAAAACAAAGAAAATCCAGTTGTTATAAAAGAGGGGGTTTCCCCGGCCGAAATGATTAAAATGGCTTTATCTGGGGGGCTTGACCCTGAGTATCTCAAAGAAATGCTTGCGATACAAAAAGATTGGGAAGCTAACGAAGCACGGAAAGCCTATCATAAGGCAATGGCTGAGTTTAAGGAAAATCCACCTAAGATTGAGAAGGATAGAAAGGTTGATTTTGCTAAAAAAGACGGAGGAGGTCGAGTTAAGTATAATCATGCTTCCTTGGCTAATGTAGTTGATAAAATCACAGCGGAATTGAGCAAACATGGGTTTTCTGCCTCTTGGAGTACAGAACAGAACGGGGCCATTACTGTGACATGTCACATAACGCACAGCATGGGCCACACTGAACGAACTACCCTTACGGCATCTGCTGATACCACTGGCTCTAAAAACGCAATACAGGCCATTGGAAGCACGATTTCTTACCTTCAAAGATATACCATTTTAGCAGGAACAGGCATGGCTACGGCAGATATGGACAATGATGCAGCCGGGGCAGATGTAGAGAAAATAAGCGATAAAGAATTGAGTAATCTTCTTGATTTAGTTGTAGCTGTAGATTCAACTGAGGGCAAACTTCTGAAATATATGGGGCTTGAGAAATTAGAAGATATGCCGAAATCTGAGTATCAAAAGGCTGTAACAGCTTTAAATGCGAAAGGGAAAAAATGAAAATATATGACTTTGAACAAATGAGTGAAGAGTGGTTTAAAATCCGATGTGGAATCCCTACAGCTTCTAATTTTGACAAGCTGATTACAAGTAAAGGTGAATCGTCAAAACAAAGACAGAAATACCTTTATAAATTAGCTGGTGAATCGGTTTCAGGAAAGGCAGAGGAAACGTATCAAAACGTTGTGATGCTTAGAGGAATCGAAATGGAAGAAGAAGCACGGAATCTTTACACTGTTGCTACTGATAATGAAGTTCAAAAGGTTGGATTTTGTTTAGCTGATGGAGGCTATGGAGCTTCGCCTGATGGGCTTGTTGGAGATAAGGGGAATATTGAAATTAAGTGTCCAATAGCATCAACTCATGTTGAGTATTTACTTGCCAATAAACTACCGACTGATTATTTCCAACAGACTCAGGGGCAAATTCTTGTTACTGAAAGAGAATGGGTTGATTTTGTCAGCTACTATCCAGGTTTGAAGCCCTTGATTGTTAGAGTTGATCGGGACGACGCGTTCATTAAAAAGTTGCAAATAGAATTAGAAGTGTTTTGTCAAGAACTCAAAGAAGTTATTAGTAAAATAAAATAGGAGGAATTGTGGAAACTCAATTACAGACAATCGTTAAAGAAAGTGGATTAGAGAAGAGTAAGGCAAAATTCATATTAGAAAACTTCCAAGATTATTTTGAAATTGCTGATGAATGGACAAAAAAAGCAAATGCAATCGTTGTTACTGACGCAAGCCAAACGGCTGATATGGAAATAGCTAAAGTCGGACGACTGTTTTTAAGGAAGAAAAGGATTGCTGTTGAAAACTCAAGAAAAGAAATGAAAGAGCAGTCTTTAAGAGAGGGAAAAGCTATTGATGGGATAGCTAATGTCCTTAAAGCTCTTATTATTCCTATTGAGGATCATCTTGAGAAGCAGGAAAAGTTTGTTGAAATCAAGGAAGAAAAGGAACGAGAAGCGAAACGTCTTGAAATTGAAAAGAGATTGGAGGAAGAACAAATAGCGAAGGAAAAAGCGGAGGCCGAAGAACAAGAGAGAATCCGAAAGGAAAATGCTCGTCTTAAAAGAGAGGCTGAAGAAAAAGAAAAGGCTTTGGAAAAAGAGCGAGAAGAAGTAGTAAGAAGGGAGCGAGAGACTGAAGAAAAGGCAGAGCTAGAACACAAGAAACAAGAAGCGATTCTTGCCAAAGAACGAGAAGAAGCTGAAGCTAAACAAAAGGCCGTTGAGGAAAAGGCTAGAAAAGAACGTGAAGTTATAGAAAAGAAGATACAAGCGGAACGTGCCAAAGCGGAAAAAGAGAAAAAAGAAGTCGAAAGGATAGTACAACTTGAACAGAAAAAGGCAGAAGATAAACGGTTAGCCGAGGAAAAGAAAGCCGCTATCAAGGTTGAGAAGGAGAGAAAAGAAAAAGAACGTCTTGCAGAAATTCTTAAAAACCAAATTCAATGCCCTAAATGTAAACACAAATTTCAAATAGAAAGGAAATAATATGAAATATTTCGACATATGCAGTAAACGAACATATCAAAAAGATGGAGTGGAGAAAGCAATTTGGTTGAAGTGTGGTACTTTAAAACAACTTGACGACGGGAAACAATTTGTTGAATTGAACATGTTTCCGAACACATCGTTTTATGTGTTTGAACAAAAAGCTAAAGACGAAGGAGGTGGTTTATAATGCTAGACCCTCAAGAACAACAAAGACTTGATGGCGTAATTCTTCAAAATTCTAAAAACGCCGAAAAATATCTCCAAGCTAGGGAACAATCCGCAAGAGCAAAATTCAGTCTTGATGTTCTAGTTGGAGCAAAATATCTTTCTAAAGAAATCAGTCCGGGGATGGCTCACGAAAAAGCCATTATTTTAGTTGCAAATGAGAATGAAGAAAATAAAAACCTATACAAAGACCTCATTCAATATACTGCATCTTATAAAGGTCTTGAGAAAGTCATTGAAGCCAACGAAGAACAAATCCGCTGGGCGCAATCAAAGATGAAATATATTAAAGAGAATACGTAACCATGCCAAAAATAAAACTATCCTATGACGAATTTTATAAGCTCTACCACGAAAAAACCACTAGAGAATTATCTTCTATACTAAAAGTTAGTTATGAGTGCATATCTTCTCATGCCAGGAGATTAGGAATTAAAAAGGCTGGTACGGTAGGAGTTTTTTGTTCAATGAAGAAGAATCCAAAAGTAATTCCAGGAGGTTTACCAGAAAAATGATTATACAAGACCTAATTAATAACCAAGTATCCGAGTTGTTCGCTCTTTTTTGTTTTTTATCTGGGGCAGGGATTATGTATTTAATTATGAAAGATTGGGAATAAAATATGACTGATACAGAAAGGATGTTAAGATTGAAACTCATAGTCAGCAGAGGATTCCCAGCAAATAATTTAGAAGCTGATATATGGTATAAATTTGGTAGAGCTATAGCCCATGATGAGTTTGATGAATTAGACAATTTTATTAAAGGACGATTAGGAATTAATGAAAAACCAACGCCCGCTAATTAAGAAATTATTTGAGGACAACCCATATCAATGGATTCCTTTACCAGAGCTTACAAGAATCGCCGCACAGTACGGAACAAGGATATTTGAACTTCGTGGCCAAGGCATGAAGATTCTTAACACAAAAAAATACATTGATGGCCATGTCTACACTTGGTTTAAATACCTACCTACAGACACTAATGGACAGGAGAGGTTTTGTTGAGAGCAAACATAAATATCTACAATGAAGATTGTATGAAAATTCTTGACATATTCTCTATATTCATATATACTATGTCCATACGAAAGGGTGGTGTATATGGAAATCAATGACTTACAAATAGGAAAAGCTGGAGAGTATTTAGTTTGTGCAGATTTAATTCTTAATGGATATATTGCGTTTCCGTCAGAGCAGGGATTGCCATTTGACATTGTTTCTGAAGTTAATGGAAAATTAATAAGAATACAAGTTAAAACAACTCGCAACCCAAAGAATATCCCCCAGCGTAAGAATCCAATTCCAGCATATATTTTCCATATTGGGATAAACGGGAAAGGAGCAAGAAGAAAAAAATATAAAAAAGGGACTGTGGATATATTCGCATTAGTTGCTCTTGATTCAAAAAGAATTGCTTATCTTCCATATTTTAATACACAAACAACCATGAATTTCCGTGTGCCAGAATTAAAAGGAAAATACCACGACGAACAATCTTTACAAATAAAAGAGATAGTCATTAATCTTAAAGAAACAGGAAAAACTTGTTGTGAAATTGCAGAGAAATTACATATGAAACTGTCTAATGTTTACAAGTACACATCCAATACTTCACTTGAGCAAAAAGGAAGCAATGCTGGAGTTTATTTTGATATTTTTACATTAGAGAAATGTTTATGCGCTGTGAAATAAAAATATTTAACGAAGACTGTTTGCCAGCAATGAAAAAAATGGAAGACAATCAATTTTTTCTAGCTTTGGTCGATCCGCCGTATGGGATACCAGAGGCTTTTAAGGGAGGATTTGCAAGTAATAAATCAGGAAGAAGGAAGAGTCCTTTTGCAAAGAATATGATAAATAAAGAATGGGATGTAAAACCAAAACCAGATTATTTTAAAGAATTATTTAGAGTTTCTGAAAATCAAATAATATGGGGATTTAACTATTTCATTGAAAATTTAGTATCTTCAAGAGGAATTGCAGTATGGGTTAAACCTCAACAAGCCAATGGGGATCATCCTTTTTTTTCTCATTGTGAATTAGCTTGGACTTCATTCAAAAAACCTGCAAAAGTTTTTCAAAAAGTCACTATAGAATCAGGTGTTGCTAGACTTCACCCAACCCAAAAACCAGTCCAACTCTACAAATGGCTACTCCAAAACTACGCTAAAGAAGGGGATAAGATATTAGATACTCATTTGGGCTCTGGGAGTATAGCGATTGCCTGTTGGGATCTTTGTTTTGACCTTACGGCTTATGAAATTGATCGTGAATATTACGAAGGCGCTAAAGCAAGGCTTGAACGACATCAAGCACAAGGACAACTATTTTAAATCCTATGGGATATGAAAATATTACATTGGTAGGTGGGGCCCGGGTTACTGTGGATTTATCAGAGCCGTCTAAATGCAAAAAATGCAAAAAAGAAATATTTTGGGCTACAACAAAAAATGCTAAATCAATGCCGATCACAAAGGATTTAAGTAATAATTGGATTTCTCATTTTGCTGATTGCCCTTATGCTAAAGATTTTAAGAAAACAATAAAGGCTGGTGCTGGCGACAAATTAGACGAAGTTAATAGACAAAAAGAACGAGAGCTGTGGTAGAGCAAGGCTTTACAGAAGATTTATAGGAGGTCACAATGAATAAAGGAAATTTTGCAGATATTTCCTATTCAAAGCAGTTGAAGGATGAGTTTAAGGATGCGGATTGGTGGTGGGTAACTCTTTATGATGCTATTGATTTGTGGGATGCCACGAAAGAAGAAAGAGAAAAGCTAAAAGCTACTGGATATGAGGTAAGGCTAAAGGAAAAGGTAAAATGTCCTGAACAATCTTACCCCGCCCTCACAACAGACATGGTTTTGGAGAGGTTGCCGGATTATATTAAAAGCAGAGGGAATATGTTGACTATGGTTAAGGCAGATTCGGGATTATGGTGGGTAAATTATCCAAACCATGCTGGTGAAGTTACATTGCCCTTTCCTGAGTTTACAGACAAAAAACTTCCCAACGCCCTTTGCAAGTTATTTCTATGGCTAAAACAGGAGAAATTAAATGGTTAAGATCAGTTTATTAATATTGGTTCTTTTAGCTGTGGGGTGTAGTAATTTTTGTGAAGAGAGATGTAGAGCCTCTTTTCCAGACTATGCTTGTATACAGATGTGTGAGAAATGAATTTGGATTGTGCTTGACAGGGAATAAGGAATGTGTATAGTGAAAGTATGATTAGAGATAGACAATCAATACAATTAAAACTACTAATTTCCCGACGGAAAAGGCCATCCAGCCCTCTCTATCTCTAATCAGACTGAGTACGTCGGGGTTTTTTATTAAGGAGAATAAAATGACAAAAGAAAAACATAAAACATTGTTTTTGGATATTGAAACAACTGGTTTAACTCCACACAGGATGGTTCCAGGAAAACGTGTCGGAATAATGAAAAAGCAATATTTACATTACGAAACCGATTATATGGAGTTTCCTTATATTGTTTCAATGGCATGGGCTATTGATGACAATGATCCGGTTTATTATATTTTCAATCAAGAAGGCCGAGAGGTCCCAAAAGAGGCAAGCGGCATTCATGGGATCACAGCGGAGATCGCTGCTGAATCAGAATACACTTTTAATCATGGAGTGCTTGAAATGCTTAATGGAGAAGTAAATTGCCACGATGCAGAAATTGTTGTTGGACATGGCCTTTATTTTGATACTTCAATCATAAAGGCAAATATCCTTAGAGAAATCAATTTAAAAAGACCAAAATATCCTCTTACCACAGAGCCTTTTGATTATATCTCTGAGATTTTCCACAAATACAAACGAATCGACACTATGCGTAGTTCAGCTAAAATGATGAGAAAATGGCCCACTCTTTCCGAATTACATTTAAAGATATTCCGATCTGGATTTGAATGTCATAATGCAAAGAATGATGTTGAGGCTACACGTCGATGCTACAAATGGCTTTTAAAAAAGGGAATTGTGCCTACATTTGATGAGCTTCAAAATAAGGCAAAAGAAAAAGAAGAAAAGGAAAAGGAATTAGCGTTAAATGTCCAATGATCCAGCTTTTTTGTTTTACCCTGGTGATTATTTAAGAGATACGCAATGTTTCTCTGATAAAGTCCAGGTTTCATATGACCGTATCATGTGTGAACATATGAGAAACATATGTATATCACAAAAGCAACTAAAATTTTTTACAAAGCGGTTAAATGAGGAAGAAATTGAGGAACTAATGGTATCTTTAATAAAAATCTCTGGCGGGTATCAGATTAGATGGGTTGCAGAAAGTATTGAAAAGAGAAGGGCTTACAGTAAATCAAGAGCAGAAAATAGATCAAATCAACCTAAAAACATATGTTCCACATATGGAAAATGAAAATATAAATGAAAATGTAATTATAAATAAAGATAGTAAAAAGACTTTCAATTTTGAAGCTGTTTGGGAAGTGTACCCGAATAAGATCGGGAAGAAAGAGGCTATTGGATACTTTAATATAACAGTAAAGACAGATGAGGATTTCAGAAATATAAAAAAAGCGGTTGAGAATTATCTGAAATACATTAGAGAAAATCAGACTGAAAGGAAATATATAAAATCGGGATGCAATTGGTTTGATGATTGGGAGTCATGGGTAAACTATAAAAATCCTGAAATACAAAGTCAGATTTCTAGGGGATTAGAAGAATACACTCATCCCAAGGAAACTTCAAAAGAAGAAAGAGAAAAAGTCAGTAAACTTATTAGTGAAACAGCTAAGAAACTTTAATGAGGTTTAGTGGGTTATTTTAAGGAGGTGAGTCGTGGCAGAAAAACAAGCTATATTTGTATGTACTGATTGTGACAATCCAATAGTTTTTACAATGGCCTTTAGGGGCGCTGAGAAATACTGTAAGCCTCTAAGAGGAAGGGAAAGGGTTTTTAGGTTGATTTGATCTATTTTCTGCTCTTGATTTACTGTAAGCCCTTCTCTTTTCAATACTTTCTGCAACCCATCTAATCTGATACCCGCCAGAGATTTTTATTAAAGATACCATTAGTTCCTCAATTTCTTCCTCATT